CTTTTCTTCTTTTTTATTTTCTCTAGTCATGTATTCCTCGCATTTTGTTTAAGTATTTTCAACTTCTCGTTTTCTTGTTTAATATAATCTATCAATAACGAAACATAAATTTCCCTCTCCCACGGCATCATATTTTCAATTTCAGTCAAACTATATTTGTGATGATGCATTAACGAAAAGTTCAGTGTAAAGTAATTAACTAAACTGTCCTGGGAAAGGGTTATACGAAAAAATTCTGTAATCCTTCAAGTTTGGAAATATTATGTTTTCCGCACTTAGGGCAATCACATTCAATGGTCTGAACAATTTTTGGCGCTGTTACAAAGAACTGCTCTAATTTATCAAACTGCTCTTTGGTTAGAGAATAAACGAACTCATCTAACTCTTCTTTTGATTGATCCGATGCCGCCCAGTACTCTTCTTGATTGTAAATAGCTTTTATACTTTTAATAATTAGATCTATTACCTTCTGATTATCTTTAGTAGCATATACACCTACAACATCATCAATATTAGGATAATTTAATTCAATACCGATTTCATTATTGATCATAATTTTATTAGAATCACCTTCAGGCTTTACAACCTTTAATTCATCAATATTGAAACTGGTATCAATCTTTTCTCCACACTCACAATTAACAACTACTTCAACAGTCTCGCTAATTGACTTTGCTCTTAAATGCATAAAGATATACTCAATATCAAAATGCGGTAGATCTTTTATCTTTAGAGCTTTAAACGTACATACATCTACTAACTCCCTGATAATTCTTGCTACTTCATTATCATCGGCCTCTGACATAGTTAAAAGAATCTTATGTTCTTTAACTAAAAAAGGTCTAAATTTTAATTTGTCACCTGTTGAAGGTAAAATCAATTCATACGTTGGTGTTTCTAATTTTGGTAAAGCCATTATATTTTCCTATTATTAAGCTGAAATGGGTAGATCGGACCCAGGGGTATCTTCAAGGTGTCCAGTAAATGGACTAAATTGTCTACTTCTAGTATCCACAAATGATTTATTTCTATTATCAATACTCGGTACTTGAGGAAACAATATCTGTTTTGGTATATCCATTGGCATAGTTTGAAATTCAGGGCTTACATCTTTCCAGTAACGGTATGCAAATAATACATTAAGTCGATGGGTTTGATTTTGTGCAGAATTATTTAATTCTAAAAGATTTACACTTCTTGGAAATGCTTCTTCTAATTCTAACTCATAAGTTACCTCATCCTGCTCATTTAACTGTCTAAGTCTAATGGTAGAAATATAATCTTCTTGAAATCCTACAAATCCTGAATCAGGATCAACTACCTTAGCAGTCCAATTATCAAAGAATTTTTTAACCTGCATATCTCTATCTACGTGAAAGGTTAAGGAAATACCTTCACCTCCGTACTCAGCACTAAACGGTCTTTGATAGGTCGGACCAAAGATCTTAAAAGACTTAGTAGATATATTAACAGGCGGTAAACTTGCCATTTCACAATACAAACTTATAGCACCAGAATTAGCAATATTTTTATTAGTTAGTGAGCTTGGTGCGGTAATAAAGACCTCAAACCTATTTACTCTTGCAAGGCTATCTTCTCTAACTGCGCCTATAAACTGACTTAAATTAAAATTAGACTTTGCCATTAGTATTTCTTCCTGGAATCTCTCCAGACCTCTATTTTATTAGCTCCAATAAACCTCTCAACAGGTAATTGTGAAGCAGTGACCCAATCGGGGTAATGTATCTTCAAAAATCTAGATTGAAGCTGATCATAAAGATAGTGCTTCACACATGCCTTGATCGGGCTGTATCTGGTAGATGCATTTAATATTCTCCAGTTTAACTGAAGTCTTGTATTCTCAGTAACCTTTGCATCATAAGCTAAATCATGCATTGCTGCCAGTAATTTAAACCTAACTGGGTACGGTATATAGTGTAAGTTTAATCCAAAGAAACCACCCTGTACTTTTCGAAAGGGTAATACCAAAGGAAACATATCCCAATACGGTAACTTATCTTTTAACTTTGCATCATAAAGAAACATATACATATTACCCGGTAATATGGTAGTGGTCAGTTCAGGGGTATTTGCCATCAACTGATTAGGTCTGACGTTTTTAAGATTCTTCATTTGAACCTGATACCAGTTGAAGGAGCGATCTACATCACCCGCTTTCATTCTCATATCTTTAAATGGATTAACAGTTGCCATAATAATATTTATCTGTTATATCCCAAGATCTTTTTCGGTTAAAACTAGAAATTTCATACCTCTATCAACACAATACTCATTTGCAGCCTTCCATTTGGATTGATTAACTCCATATTGAAACACCTCATCAATGAATCTCTTAGTTTGTCTCTTAGGAATTTCAGGTGGTTTTGTGAATTTTTCAGGTTTAATTTCAACTAAATACTTAGTAATATTATTATGCCTATCTTTAACTTTTATATAAAAATCTACAAAGTAACGATGCACCTTGCTGTCTACGGGTGACTTATAGGGTATTATCATAGTTTCTGATCCCCACTCGAGTACAGAAATATTATTATCACACCATTTCATGAATTTTAATTCCCACGACGATCTATAGATAACATCGTGAATGTTACCTCTGTATTTTACAGGGTTAGAGATCCTGTAACGCCCTTTATATGTTGCATTGTACATAACGTGATAAATATAATATAACTTAATCTACTATTTATGGAAATTAATGGCTACTGCTACTACTTTAAAATCACCAAGAGATGATGCATTAAAAGATTATCAGTCGCGAACCTCTGAGTTACGCGGAGCTGGGCTGGGTAGTTTTGATCAAAATAAATTTAATGTTAAAATTTCTCAATACCCCTCCGATCTCCAAGCAGCTCCTAATCTTAAACATTACATACTTTTTAACATTAATATTAGAGGTAAGTCTAAGTTTAATCAAGAAAAAACTCAATTTGAAGTTAAAAGAAATCCGGATGCCGCTGGGTTAACAAGAGAGCAGATGAGTAGCCCTTCAATAAGAACACTAACTGAAGGAGCTGCAGGAGCTGCAGCAGGTGTAGCCGTGTCCTCTTTGTTTAAAGGTGCCGCCAGCGTATTTGGTCTATCTGGAGGTAAAAATTTAACTCCAGTAGCTGCAGCTTCAAGACAAGCTACAGTAAATGTTGTTTCTAATACAGCTGGCATAGTAGCCGGGGGTTTAGTGGCAGGGGGGTTAGACAAATCTGAAATTTTAAAAGCAGATACTACCTTTAGAATATCAGATGCTATAGCATTATATGTAGATGGCCCTCCTACGGTTAAATACAGTATGAACTATGTTAATAAAGAACTTGGTACTTTATTAGGAGCACTAAGTGGTGGGGTTGGGGAAAATTTAATGAATCTGGCAGGTGAGTCCGGTTCTGCTCTAGGTGCCTCTCTCGCTAAATTACCCGGTGCATTTGGTGCTGCAGATGTCAGTTCTGCTTTAAGTGTTTCATCTGGGACTGCATTAAACCCATTCAGAGAGACTGTATTTGAATCAGTGGACTTTAGATCATTTGCTTTTAAATATAAATTTTATCCTAAAAATAAAACCGAATCAGATGCTGTTTATAAAATTATAAACACGTTTAAATTTCATATGCACCCAGAAATGTCAGATGGTAAATTATTTTTTATATATCCCTCTGAGTTTAATATAACTTATTATTTTGGTAATGAGAAGAATCCATACTTTCATAAATTTACTACCTGTGTACTAGAATCAATGGATGTAACATATGGTGGGGAACAGTTCTCATCTTTTAGAGATGGATCTCCTACTGAAATAAATATGTCTTTGACATTTAGAGAATTGGAAGTTCTTACTAAATCAATGATTAATCAAGGCTTCTAATGTACTTTAAAAGTTTTCCGTATACCTTTTACTCCCTTGACGATACAAGTACTGTACAAGTAGTTACCAATATAACTGCACGGGTTACATTATCAGATGAGGTAAAAGCCAATTTAGGCTTATTTGATGAGTACGATGTTAAGGATGGGGATACGCCTGAGCTGGTTGCAGATAAGTTTTATAATAATCCTGAACTTCATTGGCTTGTACTACACTATAACGAGATTATAGACCCTAGATTTGATTGGCCCTTGAGTACCAATAATTTAAACCTTTATGTTGCAAGTAAATATGCTAATGTAAATGCTGTACATCATTACGAAGACGCTGACGGAAACTACGCCAATGGTAACGTTTACCTTTTATCAAGTGCTGATTTTACAGAATTTAATGTAGACGATGCTTTAACTAATATTACTAATACAGGTACCGGTTATATTACTCAAAAAAACAGTAGTTCAAATGTTAGAGTAACAGTAACCACGGGTGGGTTTATTTCAGGGGATCGTATTAAAAATACCTCTAATACCAGCAGCAGCGCTAACATAACCAGTACTGTTGTATTATCCGGTACCCCAGTTACAAATCTTACCTATGAAGATGAAGTAAATGAGTCCAAGCGCAGAATTAAAATATTAAAAGCCTCTTACGTAGATGCTATAGTAAGAGATTTTAAAAAGAAATTGAGTGAATAATGATCGGTGAGCAAGGCCTGCAAAAAGCAGGTGAAGTACGTATTGAACAATTAAAACTTATTAACTCGGTTGATGAGATTATTGACCTTACTGAATTTGTTGTAGAACTTAATATTTACGAAGATATATTTAAAAATTATTTACACGGTACTATAGTTTTAACTGACAGTCGAAACTTAATTGATAAGTATAACATTCATGGAGAAGAGTTTTTAAATGTAAAGTTAATAACTCCTTCATTTCCTGATAGCGCTGCAATTGAAAAGACTTTTAGAGTTTTTAAACTATCTGATAGATCAATAGTAAGAGATACAAATACTCAGAATTTTATATTGCATTTTATTTCAATTGAGTTCTTTTATGATATGTCTCTACCTTTATTTGCTCCCTTTGAGGGTAACATATTTGAAGTAGCTGGTAGAATATTTACTGATTTTATTGCTTCTTCGCGAAATTTTAATGTTAATGAATTAAGTAATGAGGTTAAAGAAAACCCAACAGGCACCGATCTTATAGTAATTAACGAGACATCTAATAAAGTAAAATTTGTATCCCCGGGCTGGTCACCGTTTAAGTGCATTAATTGGTTAGCTACTAAAGCAATACCAAAAGACGGTATTGCCAAAAACTTTATATTTTTTGAATCTAATAAAAACTTTTACTTCTGTACTCTTGAAGGTTTATTCAAAAATGCTCATGAAAATAAAAATTATTTTGGTAGATACTTTATATCAGCTTCTAATATAAGAGAAGACGGAACATCTCAGAATGTAAGCCGTGAGTTGTTTCTAGCTAAAGATGTTGAAATGATTGAGTCAACAGATTATATAAAAAATTATACTAATGGTTATCTCGGTAATAGGTTAGTATACCTGGATGTGTTTAACAAAGAATATGAACTAATAGATTATGATCATGTAGCTAATTATGATAAACAGTTTCATACCTCCGGTATTGGTAAAGAGGCAAAACCGGTTTTTAATAATGAAACGTTTAGAAACTTTGCAACTAACATAAGTTTTTATCCTAAGAATCCAAAATTATTTAATGATTATGCAGATAACATAAGCGAAAAAATGGGTGAAATTCACGGTAATCGTCTTTCTAGTATGCTTGAACTTACCAACATAAAAATGAACATGACAGTACCGGGTAGAACGGATGCTGAAGTAGGTAGAATAATCTACTTTGAATATCCATCCATGGGCGGTAAGAGTGAGAGTGATTCTGAATCAACTGCTCAAGATAAACTATATTCTGGTTACTACCTCATTACTGCAATACATCATAAAGTAACTAAACTAGAACATCAAATGGTAATGGAAGTAATAAAAGATTCTCTATTTGTGGATCAAGAAAGTATTAAGAGAGCTTAATTATGCAAAGAATTTTTAACAAAGATGGTTTTAATTGGTGGATTGGGGTCGTTGAAGATCGTATGGATCCAGAAAAAATGGGTAGGTGTAGGGTTCGTATCTATGGCTATCATACCG